GCCCAGCGAATCTTCGCAAGGCATTGAAGCGAGCAGAAAAAGAGAAGAAAGAACTAGCGGAACAATTGTCTGCTATTCAGTCTGACCTACGTTCACGCTCAGTTAAAGAAGTATTGGCAACTAAAGGTGTGCCAGATAAAGTCGCTAAGTTTATTCCTAGCGACATTAGTACACCAGAACAGATAGATTCATGGCTTACTGAAAATGCCGATGTATTCGGATTCAGCAAGACTGAAGAGGCTGTTCAAGCCGACGAGGAAACTCAGGCGAATGTTACTTCGTATCAACGAATTAACGCAGCAACCCAGAATGCAGGAACTCCAAGCCGCGACCAGGATTTGGCCGCAAAGTTGGCTGGAGTTAAAACTCTTGATGAGTTAAATGCGTTGACTGGGAATCCATCAGCCCGATTTACTCGTGGCCAATAACCCATCCGCACAAACCTTATAGAAAGAAGGTGACACATGGCTAACGCATATACAGATTCATCCAGCGGGTCGCTAGGTAACTACCTAGTCCAAACCGCGTATGACCGTTATGTTGAATTCGCACTCCGTGCTGTACCTATGGTACGCGATATCGCAGATAAGCGTCCAGTACAGCAAGCAATGCCAGGTTCCTCTGTAGTCTTCCAGATTTACACAGACCTAGCACAGGCTACAACTCCACTATCAGAAACAACTGACCCAGATGCAGTAGCACTTGGTAACACAACACAGGTTTCTGTTACACTCCAGGAATACGGAAATGCTTCACTTGCAACACGCAAGTTGGAACTTTTCTCACTCTCAGATGTTGACCCAGCAATCGCTGACATCATCGCCTTCAACATGGCTGACTCACTTGATACAGTTGCACTCGGTGCACTTACAGGTGGAACAAACGCTATTGCTGAAGTTAACGGTAACGTTGTATCTACCTACGCAGGTACATACACAAACGGTACAACTAACAAGTCAATTCTCGCAACAGACGTTCTTAAGTCTCGTGACATTCGTTTAGCAGTTGCTAAACTACGTGCTAACAAGGCTGTCCCACGTCAGGGAGAATTCTACTACGTTGGTATTCACCCAGAAGTATCACATGACCTCCGCGCCGAAACAGGCTCAGGCGGATGGCGTGATGACCACAAGTACTCAGAGACAGGTGCTTCTGAGTTCTGGCCAGGAACAATCGGAACATACGAAGGTGCTATGTTCGTAGAGTCTCCACGTATGGCTAACTTTGCTGACGGTACAGGTGCAGGTTCTGCATCAGGTACATTCGGTACATCTTCATATGTCAATGCTACAGGCGGCGTCCGTGTATTCCGTACACTCGTTGCTGGTAAGCAGGCACTTGCAGAAGCAGTTGCTGAAGAGCCACACGTAATCTTCGGTCCAATCGTTGACAAGTTGATGCGTTTCCGTCCAATCGGATGGTACGGCGTACTTGGATGGAACCGTTACCGTGAGCAGTCACTCGTACGTATTGAGTCGACTTCTTCAATTCACACCGCTTAATAATTAAGCAATCGTAGTTGAGGGGGCGGGGCAACCCGCCCTCTCTCTACACCAAACAAGGAGAGACATGGCATACCAATTCACACCACCAACAGTTGAAGAAGGCCCAGCAGGGTTTGGAAGACTTATGTGGCGTTATCGTATTGCACGCGGAGACAGCCTCCTTGTCAATGGAACAGCAGTAACTCGTCTTCGTACCCCTGGTGTTGACCAATGCCTTGAGGCTGATTATTACTACCTCGGCGGACACGTCTATAACATTACAGAAGTAGAAAAAACAATTTTAACTAATGCTGGCTACGGCGCACTCATCACTACCATCTAGGGAGATAAATGTTTAATCCAGGAAGATACAACATTACCGTTGTCAAAGGCACAACGTTTACTTTATCTCCAGTATGGAAAGTTGATAACCTTCCAGTTGACATTACTGGCTACAGCGCAACCATGCAGGTACGCGATGTAAGCAACAGCCTTATTACCGAAATGTCTACAAGCAACGGCAAGGCAGTTATCTCAGGTGCCCTTGGCCAAGTAACCTTTACTCTTAGCGCATCTGCTACAGCAGCACTAACCGCTGGCACATATACATATGGCTATAACCTTACCGACACAACAGGTAACGTCTATCAGATTCTTACAGGTAACTTCACTATCAATGTTAGTGCGGTTCAATAATGGCGATTACTGTAAACAGCATTTCTACAGTTGAAATTCCATTAACAACAAATGTGTACAATGTTGGCTCCACACAGCCAATCATTATTGAACTTGGACCCATCGGCCCACAAGGTGCACAAGGTGCACAAGGTGCTACGGGATATACAGGACCGACAGGAGCGCAAGGTGCAACAGGACCAACAGGTAGTCAAGGAAGCACGGGAGCGACTGGCCCAACTGGCTCCACAGGTAATACAGGAAGCACAGGCGCTACAGGCCTCACAGGACCCACAGGTCCTACTGGACCTACAGGTGTCACTGGCAGCACAGGGTCTACTGGACCCACTGGGGCAACAGGAGTAACTGGCTCCACAGGAGCGCAAGGAGTAACGGGTGCAACAGGAAGTACTGGTTCAACTGGACCTATTGGAAACACTGGACCTACGGGTGCAGTCGGTCCTACAGGAAGCACTGGACAAACTGGACCAACTGGAAGCCAAGGTGTCACAGGCGCAACAGGTGCTGTGGGCGCAACTGGCTCAACAGGTTCTACTGGAGCCACAGGTTCCACAGGTGCGCAAGGAATTACAGGGCCTACAGGCCCAACAGGATTAACAGGTAACACAGGAGCCACGGGCTCCACTGGCGCTACAGGCGCCCAAGGTGTTACAGGTGCAACGGGTATCACTGGTGCCACAGGAAGTACTGGTAGCACAGGCTCTACGGGCGCTACAGGGTCAACTGGAGCGACAGGAGCCACTGGTGCCGCCAGCACAGTTGCAGGCCCCACAGGCCCTACAGGCTCTGTTGGTGCAACAGGTGCGACGGGAGCAACTGGTGTAACAGGCTCAACAGGATTGACAGGAGCGACTGGTTCTACAGGAGCCACTGGCGCTACAGGTTCTACTGGTTTAACTGGTTCTACGGGTGCAACAGGCCCAACGGGTTCTACGGGTTTGACTGGCAGTACAGGCCCTACAGGTCCTACAGGTTCTACAGGATTAACTGGTAATACAGGAGCGACTGGAGTAACAGGTGCCACAGGACAAACGGGACCAACGGGACCGACTGGCTCTACAGGAACGACTGGCAGCACTGGCGCCACGGGAGCAACTGGTTCTACTGGCAGCACAGGAACGACTGGCCAAACAGGACCTACTGGGCCAACAGGCTCAACTGGAACTGCGGGAAGTACTGGCGCAACTGGGGCCACAGGAGCGACAGGCGCTGATGCGACTGCACTCCCAGGCATATTGATGCTAGGCGGAATGTGATACAATAAGTCATATGAAGATTGCTGTGTATGCTATAGCAAAGAATGAGATACTTCATTGCCAAAGGTGGGCAGAGGCAACTGAAGGTGCCGACTATCGCATCGTTGCAGACACAGGTTCTACAGATGGTACCCAAGATAAGTTACAAGAATTGGGAGTTACAGTCCATCAGATTTATGTCAAGCCTTGGCGTTTTGATGTAGCACGTAACACCGCGCTTTCATTAGTTCCAGATGATGCAGATGTTTGTTTAATCTTAGACATGGACGAAGTTCCAGAACCTGATTTCTTTAAGAAGGTACGCAAGTACTGGAAACCTGGTTGCGACATGGGTTGGATTTCCATGCAGACAGATGCCAACAAGTGGGAGCGAGACAGACTCCACAGCAGGTGGAATTGGATATGGAAATATAATATCCATGAAGTAAATATTTGGTCAGGTAAAGGCGAAGCAAGAGATTGCGATGTACGCCAAGCGGTCATTCACCACCTGCCAGACAATAGCAAGTCTCGTGGTCAGTACCTTGAAATGCTTGAAGCAGGTGTCAAAGAATTCAAAGATGACCCACGCATATGGACATACATGACACGTGAGTATTTCTTCTACTCCAAGTGGGCAGATGTTATCCGTGGTGCAGAGACAAAAATAAGACTTGGTGGTTGGGATGTAGAGTCCGCCGCCGTCTGCCGATGGGCAGGAGAAGCAGCACACCAACTTGGCAATGAAGAAGAAGCCAAGACTTGGTATGACAAAGGAAGAGACATACTTCCAGCACAGGGCGAACCACAATTTGGTGTAGCCATGGATGCTTATAGAAAACAAGAATGGCAGCGTTGTTTAGATGCTGCGATGAACGCCTTAGAGTCTCCCCGCTCTAACCATTACTGCTACGAATCAGCAGTGTGGGACTGGAAAGCCTACGATTTAGCAGGCATTGCAGCCTACAACCTCAAGCATATAAATGAGGCAATCACCTTTACCCAAGAAGCGGCAAAGGCCAATGGTCCAGAGAATGAGCGCATCATGCGCAACCTAGAGTTCTTTAAGAAAGTGAAAGATGAATCATCAGCACACAAGCAAAGTTCTAACGTGGGGATTAAACGAAAAGTATGACTCAGTTCCGTTACTTTATGGATGCACTAATTGTGAAGAGACTTCGGTTACCCCATTCGCGTATGAAGAGATTGACACTGGCCATTCTAGGCATACTGATTATGTGCAAGATTGCTTCGGCTGTAAAGCAGAAACGCTCCAACTAAGTACAGGAGACGCTGGACGAGTTGATTCCATGAGCGACAAGAAATGGAATGCAGAACTTAGCGCATACCGTGATGCTAGAAATCAGGGCATTCAACCAGCAGGCACAACAATGAAGGCTGTTAAAGAAGCCGTGGAGGCAAGTGACAAATTGGGAGCAGCGTATAACGCTGATGTCATGCCATCCGTAGACAAGATTACCAAGCAAAGTGCTGCGGTATTGAAACACACAGGAGATATCTAATGGCGATGAAAGACGACAAGAAGCAAGATGCCAAAGTAATGAAGGGTATGAAGCCTGCACAGAAGGCCGCCTTTATGAAGGGCGACAAGAAGATGGATGCTAAAAAGCCATCGGCTAAGGCTGACATGAAAATGGACAAGGCACTAGCAGCGAAGATTAAAAAGGGTAAGTAATGTCTGAGGCTTGGCAAAAGAAAGAAGGGCAGAACCCAAAGGGCGGATTAAACGCTAAGGGTCGAGCATCCTTAAATGCAAAGGGACATGACATTAAAGCGCCAGTTAAATCTGGTGATAACCCACGTCGTGCATCGTTCTTAGCCCGTATGGGTAATGCGCCAGGACCAGAACACAAACCCAATGGGGACCCAACTCGCCTGCTGCTATCACTGCAGGCATGGGGTGCATCTTCTAAGGAAGACGCTAAGAAAAAAGCGGCTGCAATTTCTAAAAGAAATAAGGGTAAGAAATGAAAAAAGAAGTTTGGGATACACCAAATCCTAAGAAGAAGTCAGTACCATTAACAAGTGCACAAAAGAGTTCAGCCAAGGCTGCCGCTGCTAAAGCAGGCAGACCATATCCAAACTTGGTAGACAATATGCGTGCCGCAAAAAAGAAAAAAGGTAAATAATATGTGTGCTAAATGTGGATGTGCTTGCAAAGCAGGCAAGCCAGTAAAGGGATGCAAATGCAACTGTGCAACTTGTAAGTCTTCAGCAAAGAAGGGTAAGTAAATGGCAGCAGCAAAGAAAGGCATGGGCTTCAAAGCAGCACAGAAGTCAATTGCCAAGAAACAAGGTATTCCAATGGAAAATGCTGGAGCAATTCTTGCAGCAGGTGCACGCAAGGCAAGCCCAGCGGCAAAGAAAGCAAACCCAAACCTTAAGAAAGTGAAAGGAAAGTAATATGTGCGTTGAATGCGGATGTAACTCAACAATGATTGGCAAGGCATCAGACAAATTAGACGGCAAGCCACAAGACCCATACGGCCAGTACGACGGCGTTGGCGGAACTAAGTAACTAACAATTTTAAGAAGGAGTTGAGATGGCATTAACGGATGGCAGAACTG